ATTCATCTACATTTGTTCTCAACTTATTAACAGCATCAGAAGTCATTAATATTTTTTCATTTAATACTGCTGTTTGTTTTGCATAATAAGCATTAAAATCATCTTTTCGAATTGTTAATTGCCGTTCTTCTACGCTAATTAATTCTTCTTTAGCTTTTTTTAATTTTTCAGTCTCTTCTTTTAATTGAGCGGTAATTGTTTTTTGTGCATCCATTGCTCTAGAATTCTGAATTATTATATCGCCAAGAGAACTTTCAATTTTACTTATTTCAATTTCTTTAGCAAGTAATAGTTTTGATTGCTTTTCAAATTCTCCGCTACCCTTACTTGCCTTATTAAGAGCATTTGCTATTTTTTCTCTTTCTTTAACAACTCTTTCTAAAACACTTATTTCTTCTTTATGTGCAGAAATTGAATCTTTTAAAGATTTAATTAATTCAGATTGGTCTTTAATTGTTTCTTCGGTAATCCCGGCAAAGTTTTTTATTTCTCCCCCAAATGCTGCCCAACCAGCAACGAGCAGAGAAAGACCAGTCAAAATTAAATTCCACCATCCACCAATTGCTTTTATAGCAACTCCTAATGCTGTTGTGGCGGCAGTAGCACTTATTTCTGCGGCTGTTAATGCGTTTACCCCAGTAGCAGCTTGCCATATTGCCCTAGAGAATAAATTAATTGATGTAACGCCTGTTTTTTGCCATACAAAAGAAAGAGCCATACTAACGCCCTTAAGTATTAAAAATGTCCCACCAAGCGCAATTAAAGCAGTTGTAATTTTAGTTATTACGCCAATAAATGGGGAGTCTAATATTGACTTTATTGCCATAATAAATGATGAAAGCGGTTTAACTAAATTTGCACCTATTGAAACTTTAAATCGGTCGTAAGCAACGTTTAAAGATTCTATCATTTTTGTGAAAGTCTGGACCTCTAATTGAGAAGCCGCACTAGCTGCTCCAAAAGAAGCCTGTGAAGCAACTACAGCATCTTGGGCTAAAGCAAAATTATTCATTAAAGCTATAAATTTAGAATACTGTCTTATCCCTGAAGTTACCTGTGCTATATGGGCTTGCATTGGCCCAGTTAAAGTCGGCCAAACCTTAGCCATATCTTGAAGAATGTCAAAGAAATTTCTAAATTCCCCTTCAGAATTCATCACTGCAATTCCCACATCACCAAAAGCTTTCATTACTTCTGAGGTAGGAATTTTAGAAAAAATAGTTTTAAAAGCATTGCCAATTTCTTTCCCACTAGCTCTAGTAACAGCATTTACCGCTGAAATAATACCGTTCAACTGATCTATAGTAACACCAAACTGTTCTGCGGCGGCACCAGTAACAAAAAGAGCTTTGGCTAAATCCTGAGCGCTCACTGGAAATTTAGCTTGAACGGCCATCCACTTGTCAACCACGGTAGTAATATCTTCCACAGCTACCCCATAAGTAAACATGGCTGAAGTCAAAGCATCTACCGCCTCACTAGCACTCAAACCAGTCGTGTTCACAGTCAAAAGAGCAGCTTCGGTAGCTTTGAGGGTCTGTTGCTGTGTCAGACCCATTTGCGCCCAGACGGTCATTGACTTTAAGACTTCTCTAGCCCCTGTCCCAAAACGCTCGCCTAGATCAAAACCAGCCCGGCCTAGGGCCTTAACGTCTGATCCTATAGATGGGAGAACTTTTTCAAGTTGAGCTAGAGAATAATTAACATCTGAAAAAACTGTTATGGTATCTTTTAATTCCATGATACCAGCCCTCATTGCATAAAAAGCAGCCCGGTATCTAATTAATTTCTTAATAGCTTCATCTAATTTAGCTCCAAATGCCTCGTGCATATTAATTTGGTCATTCATTGACCTTTTAGTCAAATCCATCACAGATTTTTGCTCGTTAAATCCACTATTAGCCTGTTTCTGAAATTCTCTTAATAATTTAAGTCTATCTGTTAATTTTTGATATGTGTCGCTGGTTTTTAATCCAGCTCTTTCTAGTTTAATCATTGAATTTTGTAAATCATTAATTCCTTTTTTAGCAACTTCTGATGCTACTTTAAAATCTTCAAGAGACTTTGCCCCCTGCAATACCGAACCAAGTCCTGTAACCCTGTCAAATGTAATAGCTCCCTTAGTTACCCCTTTACCTATTTCAGTGTCAAATTCTGATGGAGAAATATTTTTCTTAACTCTAATATTTATATTTCTTAAATCTAGTGATAGATTTTTACCGGCCTTTTTCATTTCTTCTGTTAATTCAAGATTAATTCTTGCTGCGAGTTCATTAGTCCCAGTTAATAATGTAGATTTTAAATCAACTTTAACTTTTGGAAGAATTTCTGTTGGGACGCCGGTTCCAAAACCAGCACCCCCTATTTTACTAGCAGCACTCTCAAGTTGTTTAAGTTCTAGGATAACCTGTCTCACCGCAGACCGGATATTCTGGATATCTGCACTAAATTTTAACAACCCTTCAGATACTTCTGGCATCTATTATCCTACTCTAAAATTTGAAAAACTTCTCCGCCTTTACCGGCATGTTGTAATTTTCCCTCATGTTCTTTGCGATGTTTTTGCATTTCTAACCATCTATCTAGACTTAGATCATTATCTAATATTTCGTCTGGAGGTTGCTCATTATCTTGTTTTGTAAATATACTCCTATAATAAAAACACCAACTAGTCAATTCTTTTTGACTTTCATTCCAAAATATAACTGGACCACTAAAAAATCCAGTATGTAAACTTTCTGCTATACTGAAGTCGATTTGCCATCGGCTTCTTGCAAGTTTTCTGAGTCTCCTCCCCGGTGCATACTTTCTAAAACACCGGGGAGGTCATAAAGAACCTCCCGGCCTATACCACTCCAAAACATTTGTGACTCTTGGATACATTGTGAAATAAATAAACGGTCAATTTTTTCATTATAAAAATCCTCAATAGAATTCCATATTGATTTTCCTTCTGAGTCCTTAATACATAATACCATTTTCAAAAAAGTTTGATACTGTTCACAAATACTCTCAATAGAATTAGCGAAATGTTCATTCATCACTCTATTATGTTCGAATAGTTTATCTCGCATTTCAAAATACTGGGATCTCATTTCCTTCATTTTTTTATCAGAGGGTTTAGAGTTTGAAGTTAAGTAAAGATTATAGTCTTCAATTAATTTCTGAATGTTTTTGTTTAACTGTGCAGTCTTAGCTTCATCAATTGAAGTTATAACCCCGCGCTTTTTAAGTTCATTTTCAATTTCTTTTTTAGTAAAGTAAGTTCCATCTCTTACTAGTTCATTAAATTTCTTAGTATATTCCTTATTGATTTTAAGTTCATCCCCTATACTGGGATTTTCAATTTTAATAGTAAATAAAGCCCCGTTACGAGAAATATCAACTTCTCTACAACCACTTTTTAATTCAGCCGTGGCCCTATCTAGATAATTTTCAGGAATTTTATCCCCAAGTTTAGGCTCTACTTCACCCTCACCTGGGACATTAAGTTTGTCTATTTCCATTTTACCTTCCTCCCATAAGGGAATTTAAAACCCTGCCAAAAATTTTTATAAAGACGATAAAATTTAAAACCAATTATGATGCCCTAAATTTAGGGCATATTTACGATTAGGTATTTGGATCAACCCCATTACCTTTCAATGAGAAATTGTCAGCTAAGAAAGTAACTTCCTGAGTAGAATTACCTCCAGCACTTACATTTGCGCGAACCCCAGTCACAGTCATATTTGAAACCTTGAGTGTAGCTGTTTTCCCTGCCGCTACTTTAGTTTCATCTCTAAAAACATCAACTCTCAATTGATTATAATTATTGAAGTCCTCTAGTCTAATTTGTTTTGAGGATTGTGCTGTGCCAGCTAATCCAGCCCACATATCTAAATCACTATCGTTAGCGCTTACTGTAATATTAATAGGAATTGGCGTTTGACGAACATAACCATAGGGATTTTTTGCCCCAAGTTCAATTAAATTCTCAGCCCCAGGAGAAACTTCAATATTAAGACTCTGTAAGCGTAAAGAAGCCCCTTTAGCTGTAGAAGTTCCCTCATTTCCACTTTCAGTAGAATTCCATAAGTAAGCTGTAATATGTTGACGAGCTAAAGCGCCAATAGAACCAGCAGTAGAAACTATTTTTTCATTAGCCCAAAGACTTCTGCCAGAAGTAGAATAAATAATATAAGCTTTATCCCCATGTCTAGCATAAGGTGTCGAAAACTCAGCAACCCCAGCTGCCCAACTTGCGTTAGTTGACATTTTAACTTTATATCCAGATGTGGCAGTAAACATTGAAGTCCCAGCAGCTAAAACAGCCGTTTGAGCAAAAGTCCAACCTTTACTCTTAAAAAATATTTTTTCATTAATCGCCATGGCTATAACACTAGAACCTCTTGGAAAAGCACTATTAGGGAAATAAAATGTTTGACAGTTTGGTCCTTGTTTATCCCAAGCCCCCAATGTCCCAGACTTAACAGTGGCCATATTTATATTTACTAATTTATAACAATTAGCATAAGCCCATGCCCCAGCATACCACTGTAGATTATTACCCTGTAAAGTAAAGTTCTGGGTAGCATTACCATTGACATCAAATGACATCGAAAGCCCAGATAATGCACAACGATGCGCCCATGCCGTTCTAGTAATAGTAGTACCATCTTCTGTTACCGGGACAATAACATCAGAATAAGCAGTTAAAAAATCTGTTTCAGTTATTTCTCGATTTGAAGAATTTACACTTGCGGTTTTAATTTTATTAAAAAACTTATAAATTGCAGACGCCCCACTGGACCTAACATCCTGAATAGTTGATGTAATAGATGTATTGGGAATTTTATTAGTTAAAAGAGCTAATGGATCAACATTGCCAATATTATTTGTATCTATGGTAATTGATACACTTGGTATTTGCTCAATATATTCTACAACTCCAGAGTTTCCCAATTCCGATACTGGGTCACGAGCTTTATCCCCACTAATACTTAAAGTTTGAACGCGATTTAGCGCAATACCATCTACTCTAGGTGTAATTGCATGGTATCTCACAATTTCAGTCTTTGCCATATCTATCCTCCCAAAAAATACGATAATCTAATTACAAATTTATAACCATTTAACTTTTAAAAATTAAGGTTTCATCATTTCTGGTAAATCTGGCCCTGGTAAAATAATAATATTTTTTTCTGGTAATATAACCGAAGTAAATCCATCTAACTTGTTCATTTTTATTTTCCCCTTTTTTATAAGCGCCCAATCTTTAATGTTAAATTTTATATCATCTTTTATAGTTGGAGTTGAAACTGGGCCACCGGTTGCCATGACAAGATTAATTGATGTACCTTTTATCTTTTTCATATAAAAATCATATGTATCTACTGGAATATACATTTTATCTCCTAATCTGAAGGTGTTCTAATAGTCAATCTTAACTCTTGATGATGGTTAAACCCAAGTAAATCATTAATATCTGGCTCTATATTTGTAGACCCCGTAGATAAAACAATCATTTTTCCTATTGTGTTAATTCCAGTATAATCTCCTGGGGTTGTAGGGAATGTGGTGAAATTATAAATTGGTAATAGTCTTCCTCTTAAATTTTTTCTTAAAAAATAACCTAAATCATCCCTCTGGCCATCATCTTCAGCAACAACATCTATAATTACTAGAATTTCTGTACCATCAGAACTCCCTAATTCAATCGGATAATCATCCCCTCCAATAATAGATACGATTATAAGTGGTTTTATAATGGTTTGAACATCATCTTTTGTGGGATATCCCATCATTAAAGTGGCATTTCTATTCCCAGAGGTTACAAATCCTTCTTGATATAAAAGAGTATCAACTTTAGCTATAATTGACTGTATACATTGTCTCTCTAAATACATACCTTACCGTCTTCCTTTTACTGCCATATCTAGTACGGTTTTGAGGCCAGTTCTAGCCCAACGTGTTAAATAAATATTTCCCGCAGAAATAAAACTTCTAGGGTGAATCCCTGGGTGTCTTATTGTTAATGTAACTTTAGGATAATTAGGGTGAGAGGCAAACCATGCTTTGTTATAACTGATCCAATGAACCCCAATTTCAGCCATTGATTTTCTATAAGATCTAGACTTACCAGGCATACTATCAGAAGCTAATCTATTACCACTTTGAGCCACAACCATACCCGCACGATATCTATAAGGAACATATGACTCTTGAAAAGTATAACCAGGTAAAGTTCCTTTTTCTTGCCATTTCCAATAAACTGGGAGTTTAGTCCTATCACCTATATGTAATGTAAAAACATCTCTACCTTTAGTGGCATTTCTAACAATTTTCCATCCTTTTAGAGAATTAACAATTGCCCCAGTTTTACGCCATGGTTTTCTATATACCATTGTTCTGTTAAACCTGCTAACCATTTCATCTTGAACCTCTTTCCCGATCCTATTAAGTTCAAAAAGTAACGCTTCTTCTAGATTTTTATCTAGTCTTTCTAGATCCTTTTTAATCTCTGGGAAATTTAAGGAAACCTTAATTGGAATTCCATTACCTAAAACCCCAGACACCAATCCAGCTATTCTATAATTTAATCTAGGCCCGGCCATTCTCAATTGTCCTTTTTAAAGTGTTAATTTCATCCAAAATTGTCCTTCTAAGAATGGCCTTTTCTTCGCTAGTAATTTTTATTAGGTCTAGACTATTTAGAATTCTTTTAGCCGCTAGACTAAATTCAGGGGAATAATTATAAATATCGAAAATATATTTAACCATATTATATTTTATCAAATACCACCACTAGTACTCGCTCATCACCTATCCCAACTCTAATTTGATTTTTTGCCCTATAATAGCCCCCATTACACTCTACAGTTGATCCATTAGAAAATAATGTCGGCCCTGATACACTATGAATATTAATTAAAACTGAATCAAGCCAAAAAGTACCTCTTGCAATTCCATCAGGTGCAACTTTACTTCTATATACTCCTTCGTCTAAATAATTTAATCCTTTAGAAAAAGAATTGAGAATTCCCTTGGCCATATAGCAGGTTGATATCCACTCCTGTCCACTAGGAATTTTCGCCGTACTATAATTATACTTCGTAATTGTTTTATAGTATGGGTCATAGCCTGTTACTGTGTTTGCGATTGCGTGCCTATACCAAATAGTAAAATCGGCCCCGGCAGCTTTTAGACCTTCTTTAAAAGTTCGTTTGATATTATAGTTCATACTTTACTCAAATTTATGAAATAGAATCTCTTCTCTTACACTTTGTTTAGGGAAATTATTATGAATTTTATTGACCCAATTGAGCAACTGTTCAAGTGACATTTCTCTTTTAGCAAAATTGCATGTTCCACAACATGGAACCACGTTATCCATTGTATAACCCTTAGTGTTATCAATCCTATCAAGCCCATTATAAAGATATGCTCCATTATTATTATGACAAATAATTTGATTTGACTCTATCCAACAATAATAACAATTTTGTTTTGTCAATATCTTAACTTCTTCCTTTGTTAATTTCCATTCATATCCTCTTTTTTTTGCGTTTTGTTGTGTTCCACGATAAAAACGATTAAAAGAAGCTTCGCCCATTGGTAGTTTGTTTAAATCAATTTTTAAACATCCACAACTTTTTGTTCTTCCACTTCTTAAAGAAGTACCATTAACACAAACTTCTTTACCGCAATCACACTTGCATAACCAAGTTGCAACTCCATTGTGTTTTTCGCTACCAATACGCCTAATAATAACAAGTCTTCCATACCTCTGTCCAGTTATATTTATCAAACCAATTTGGCAAACAATCTCTTTTTGTAAACAACCACAACTTTTTGTGGCCCCATTTCGCAAACTTGCACCTCGTATCACAACTTCATTCCCACAATCGCATTTGCAGAGCCAAATAACTGACCCTTGCTTATTAAATCCATTATTTTTAATAACCATAAGACGACCGAATCTATTATTTATCTCATCTTTTATTTTACACATATTTTTCCTTATTAATAATAACGTCTAATTATCGAGCCAACTGTTTCAGATAACTCACCATAATTATATGTGTCTATACTAGAACCACTGATAGAATTCATTTTTGCTTGTAAAATTGTTTTTGTAATCTCATTACGCATTTCTGTGACAGAAGACCGTCTCTCTCGATTTACATTTGTTAAATTTATTGACAAATCCCCAATATCCAAACTTCCACAACCCCATAAATTTTTATGTAATAAATGTTCTAAAATTTTAAAACAGGCCCCACAAATAAATAAATCTCTTGCAAGACTAGTTAATGTTTTATCAAAACTAATTGTAGTTTCTGTTTTTGTTACAGTATATCCTAAATTAAAATTCTTTTGTACAAAATCAACCCCGTCATTAATATACCGAATAATATCACTCGTAAGAATATTAAAATCATCAGGATCATCATCCCCAATAATCCTTCTTACATCATTCACAAATTCAGCCCCAGTATTTGGGCCTACTGGTATTCTAATAGCTTGAATATAACGTGGTTCATCTTGCTGTATCCCTAAACCACCTATCGTCCCAGACCAAAAAATCTGGTATAACCCTTCCACTACAGAAACAGCAGTAGAAAGGCTAAAATTATAATAATAAACTCCAGTGCTTTGAATTGATGGAGCCGCGCTATTTATTACTATAGTACCTTCAGGATTATAAATATCTATCCTAGGATTAGTAACATTTGTTAAAGAACCATTGCTATCACGAAACTCTGTAAATAAAGGTTCTGATCTCCCAAGTATAATTACTTTTCTAGGCATTAGTCCCTCTAAAAATAGATCCCATATCTTCACTTAAATCTGATATTTGTAAACCAATTAACCAATCTAGTTCTTCGTTTATAAATTTATTTTTTCTTTCATGTGGGCAATAACCATATTGTCCTTTTGCAAAGTTACAGTTAATACATAAGCATGTATAACCATCTCTAGGAAATCCTCTTTTTTTTAAATCTAAATAAACAGAATTAACAGATTCTCTATGTTGTTTTCCATCCCCATGTATATGTTCTATCGTAAGAAATTCAATTCTATCTTCATCACAACATTCACACTTTCCCCCATAGGCATTCATAATTTCTTGTTTCAAGTTTTTTCGATATCTTCTAGAATAATCTGTCATCTGCGATCTCTCTTTGGTATCTGAAAGTCAATACTCTCAGTAAAATCATTATGCTCCCTAATCTCAGAAAGTTTATCCCTAACTCTAGTACGTATTATTGGGGCTATTGCATAAAATGTTATTATTCTTACCCCATAAGAAAGAGAACAAGCATAAGTTATTAAACGACTTGTACTTTTGAGGGTCCCACTTTTATAGGAAACTGTTTTTTGAATATATACTGTATAACTGATGTCTGGCATTAATATCTCCTAGGTGCTTCTCTAAAAGACCAATCTGTAACTTTAGCCTGCTTTCTAATATTATCCACAAATCCATGTTGCTTATGGGTGTCAATATACGCCCCCAGTAATGCTGAATATGTATGAGAATTAAATGTCACTACATTATAATTTGTTAATAAAAATCCTTCTGCATTATATGTTACAGTAAAATTAGCGTTAAAAAAAGTTGTTGTAGCAAAAGTTACAACATTTATTCCGGTAGAATTTATCGAACCAGTATAGGTTATTGTATTTTCTAAAATTTCAGAAGAACTTGAATAATAAATTATTACCCTGGTTAAGTCAGATAGAGCTTCACTTGCTTTAAAAGTTACTACATATTTATCAGAAGTAATATCCCCAGATGAAAACGTAATAGTCTTTTCTTCTGTTATACTTGATTGCGACAAATAAGTAATTGTATTATATAAGGTATTTGACGCCCTACCATAAAATGTTACAACATCATATTTTGATAAGAAAGATTTTGATTTAAATGTAATAGTCTTTAGTGATGTTAATAAACTTTTAGAATAAAATGTTACAATATATTTTTGGGTTAACGTTGCTTTAGAGTTAAACGTAGCCGAAAAATATCTTAAGTTAGAAGCCTTAGAGTTAAAGGAAATTACTTTTGCCTGAAGCCTAAATGATTTAGAATTGAATGTGATTATTTTGGCTAAATTATTTATAAATTTAGAATTAAATGTAATTACCCTATATGTTAAGTTTGAGGATTTTGCATTATATGAAATAACCTTATACAATAGACTGAAGGTTTTACAATTATAACTTACCAATCTATAGTTTGAATCTATATTCTTAGATCTAAATGTAGTTGTTTTATTTTCTGAGAATACAAAACCACTTGCGTTATATGTAATTGCTAAAACTTTATTATAAATAACTCCAGACCTATAAGTTATTATTTTAAAATTTAGTAAAGATGATTTTGAATTATAACTTACTACAAATTTTGAACTTAATAATGATTTTGAGTTAAATGTTATTGTTTTATACGTTAATATCGAAGCCCTACCATAATATGTTGTAACTTTAGATTGTGATTGTAAATTTTTACAATTAAAAGTTATTGTCTTGTGCAACGAATAAGAAGACTTTGACCTATATGTAATTATGGAATATTTTAATTCAGAAGATTTTGAATTATAAGAAACAACATTGGTTAAAATTGTGCTTGATTTACAGTTAAAATTTACAACTCTTACTAAATTATTAATTGTTTTTGAGTTAAATGTTATTGGCCTATACCCTAAATTTGTATTTTTAGAATTATAAGAAATAACTTTATATGCTAGGCCAGCCGACTTACAATAATACGTTATTGTTTTATACCCTAATTTTATTGTTTTAGATCTAAATGTTACATTACGATATTCTGAGTATATATAACCACTACTATTATATGTAATAACCCCATAATTATTTGAAAGAATTCCTGAGCGATATGTGATATAATTTATAAATAATAATGTTGATTTGCCGCTATAAGTAAAAACTTTATTCTTAGACTCTTGATTTTTAGAATTAAAAGTTATACATTTTATTTCATTATTATAAGATTTAGAATTATATGTTACTGTTTTATATAATGAAGTAGCATTTTTTGAATAAAATGATACCGTCTTACGTGATAAATCAGAAGATTTTGAGTTATATGTAATTGTGGAATATTTTAATAATGTAGTCTTTGCCTTATAGGAAATTACTTTTAATACAGATTCTACAGATTTACCACCATATGTTACTGTAAACTTTTCTGTTAAGAAAAACTTAGAATTGAATGCTACAACTCTATACAAAGAATTAGAAAATTTTCCATAATAAGAAATTGTTTTACGTAATAAATCTAATGACTTACAATTATAACTAATTACCCTATAATTTAGCCCTATATTTTTAGAATTAAAAGTAATTGCTTTATAACTGGAAAATAAATACCCACTGCCATTATATGAAATAGTTGAATAAGAACTAGATAGAATCCCTGACCGATATGAAACTACCCTGTAATTATAACTGAAATTTTTAGCATTAAACGTAACGTTTTTATTGGATGAATCTACGCTATTGCAGTTAAAACTTATTGGTTTATATAATAAATTAGAATTTTTTGAATTATAGGTTAATACTTTGTAAAGTAATAATGAAGATTCACAGTTATATGATATTGTTTTATATTCTAAACTAGAGTTTTTAGACCTATATGTTAAAACATTATGTAATAATAAAGAATTTTTCCCATAAAATGTTATTGGTTTATATCCTACATTTGAAGATTTTCCATAAAAAGAAATTATTCTAAATAGTGGTAGTATACCTATACAGCTATAAGTTATTGATTTATAATTAGATAATAAACTTTTAGAATTAAAAGTAATTGTTCTCTTTTCTGAAAAAACCGCATTAAAAGTAATTGTTCTCTTTTCTGAAAAAACCGCATTAAAAGTAATTGTTCTCTTTTCTGGACTAAGTGCCCCGCCTCTAACTGTTATTGACTTAATTTCTCCACTTTTTGGGGCGATTTTTACATGACCAGCAATAACATCTTGCCCTAATCCGCGAATTGAAACATGTCCAGATATTCCCCTAAAATCATCCGTTGAGTTATAGTTTTTTGCAATACTTGAAGATGTTATTTGGGCATTAATTTCCTTATTTTTTACATAAATAGAATCTAAAAATAATCTTCTTGTTCCTGAGTAGTCTGGATTATCGTCATATGCTATTGAATATTCTACCCCATCACTATAATAATATGCAAATCTTATTCTTAATGATTTTATATAAGAAGGTGCGGCTGTAGCTCCTATTGGTAAATCATTTAAATAAAAAACAACTTGGTTATTTGCTGTAGATCTAATAATAAGTTTATTTAAAGACCCAGGTTCAGCAGAATTAGTGCTTAATATATTCCACGAAACTGAAGAATCTTTTCTATAACTTGATTTATTGTCCCATGCCGCATATTCAGGACCATAACTATATTGAGATGTCCCCAATTGAATAATTGGGACACTCTTATTATAATATTCGTTATTAACCCATGCAACTGGATGACAAAAATATACCCCAACTTCATACCCATTTGGGCTAGAGTAAATTGCAGGGAAAACAGTGGAAATTTCAGGGCGTCTATAATACGGAGCTTGAATTGCTATTGTTTTTTTACCTGCATCAAGATTAGTTGCTTGAATTGTATATTCTGTATTATATAAACTTCTTACTTCATATTTACATAAAGCGGTATCATAGGTGATAAAATGGGGTTTAACCGAGGAAATTGCCCCATAAGATTCAAGGCCATCAAAAAGCCAATAAATATTTGATGGAATTGATTTTGGAGTACTAGTATCAGCCATTAAGTTTTACCATAATATATGTAATAGTTACCTAAAAGTGAATAGGGATAATTAGTTGCCAATTCTGATTGCAATTTAAATTCTATTTTTGTTTGCTCGGAATTCCAGGTATCTGCCACGCGATCTATTTCTGTTCCTTGATAAACTATTCTATAATCATCCCCATCTGATCTCATATAAGATGGTTCTAAATAATCTTTTGCATAATAAAGTTTATCTCCAATTTGTATTACACTTTCTAAAAATTTGCTATTATAATTTCTTTTTAAACATGGTCTTATTAACCCATGACCATTATGGCCTGTAATAACCCTGGAACTCCAACTTGATCCATTGTCTATTGAATGAATCGCTAACATCATAGGGCCGCCACCCCAAGGTTTTGCTGAACTTTCCCCATAACAATAATTTGTATATAATCTATTTCCATCTCCAAAAACTAATCCATATCCAACATACTCTCCACTAAAAAATCTTTGATTATTAGGATCGACTGTATGGGTTATCCAATTTTTAGATGATATATCAAATTTAGCTATTTGAAAATGAAAACCTTGATCAATTGGGTCTGCCGTAACATAACTATTAAATAAAAAGAAAGCTCTTTTTAATCCAGGCGTAGAAATATCAATAGGATGTATAGCCATAGAATCAAAATTCCCACCATATTGTCTGGTCCCAACTGTTGGGTCACAAGTCCCCCTAATTACTAATGAAACTGTACTATAAGAATATGGGTTAGGAATGCCTGAAAGTGGAGGGCCACCATCATAATAAGCACTCCAAGGTTGATTCTTTTTTAAATCATTCCACCTGTACCCATCAGATGTGCTATAAAAATATCCTATTCCTAAATCATGTGTGCCTTGAGAATAACCATTAGTAAATACTGGAGCAACATGTAAATTCCCGTCAGAATCTATTGCATTGCCAACGCTATAAATAGCTTTTTTTTCTTTTCCAGCTGGAGCACTATCAGTTCCCATAAATTTACATATATATAATGCGCTATGCCAACCATTGATTGTATCATCCCCTGAATCTTTTTTTGTTACAGCCCACATAGAGTTGTCCCCGCTTCTCCACCTATGGAAAACATATAAATTATTGTTAGAATCTACGTAAGGTCTTGGATAGGAAGCGGCTGGGGCTTTACTTGTTATACTATATGGCGTATTCCAAGATTCTAAACTGTTAGGATTTAAACTTTTTATATATTTAATTGCTCCTTCAGAATCATGTGCGTTATATAATATGTGTATATATCCACTATGATCAACGCACATAGCTGGAGCATAATGTGTATCACCTATTGGAGAAAGTGAAGCTATTAATTTAGACGTGCTTAACCATACATCGTTAATATGATCGTAAGTTATACCTCTAACTTTCCAATCACTACTTAAATAAACTATATGTGTTTTATCGTTAGCATGATCTATGCAAAATTCCCAAGATTGAATCGCGGCATTATAAAATACAAACTTAGCTGGACACGATTTCAAATTCCCCGTTTTTGTTGTTATAGTTATAACATTTGATGTTGAATATCTTCCATGAGAATTCCCAAAACTAATTTTTTCTCGATAGGCATAATTCATCCCAGGGGAGGTTGGTTTGCCATTATCTTGCGTGGACCACCAATAAGATGCAGCACTTGAAGTTGCCGTAATAGATTTAACGGTATTATAGTTAGAATTAAAATTTGCAGAAGAATAAGCGTTTACGGCAAATGGTATAGTTGAGTAATCATAATCATATTTCACTATCTTCATTCCATTATGCCATGCTCTAGTTAACGGAATTTGATAATATCCAGAGGCGTCAGTTATGTCACATTTTGCCCAAGAATGAGTGGTATGTTGATTAACAATAACTTTACACCCGGTATAAAAATTATTATCAAAAGATTTTACCGTTCCAGTTATAGCTCTTACTGAAAATTTAAAAGGAAGTTCATAATTATTTGCCTTATCTGTCCAACTTTTTCCACTATCCGCAGAATAAGAATAAACTGGAGTTGCCCCCTGAAAAGAGAGATAATTTTTTTGGCTAGCAAAATTCATAAATATATTAAAATGATAATGAAAACCACTTGTATTGGGAGTTGGGGTGCCAGTTAAAACTAAGGTATAATTACCTGTAGAAAAAGAATAATTAATAGAGGTAGATGACCATATTGATTTATTACCTGTATTGTAATAAGCATTGGATGAATTAACAAATACAGCAGAAGCAACTAAAGAGTTATTTTTATTATATAGTTTATATATTAGATTCTCCGTTGGTCTTCTAATTATAGCACCAATACTTCTATAATCGCATATGGCTCCCAAATAAATTTTATCAGCGTAAAATGCAGTATTAATAAAAAATTTATACTTAATACATTCATTACCCCCAACTCTAAAATTTAAATTTGCTTCACTAGCCCCCCCCAATGGTCTATATATTGCACTATGGGTATATCCTATATTTGAAAAAGAATTAAAATTAAGTTGATAACACCCTAGATGAGATTGTGGGGTCCCAGTCCATGACCCGCTATATATCCTAGTTTTTTTACAATTATGATCTCTATATGGGGGGCCATAACTAAAATGCGTAACTAGTTCATTGGTACTATATATTTGGTCTATATATTCAGTATATATTGTTATTTTTACAGTAGAACTATATCCAGTAACCCCAGATACAACAACCCAATAAACTTGTTCACTAATAATTTGATAATTAAAAACACAATCAACCCAAGTCCCGCTAGCCCCTATTGTTGGATTAACAGTAGCTAGTGGCACTCCAGATGGAGCACCAGAAACATCTAATTCTAAAGTGCAATTAGGGGAATTAGGGAGGCCACTTTTTGTCCCCTGACGAAAATAGAAATGATTTAATGTGGTAGTTTTTGGAGCGGTAAAACAAAAAGCTATTTTTTTTGTTGGACTATCTAAAACAAATGTGGAACTATCAATTGAGTGAACTAATTTATCGTTTCCAACGTACATCCGACACCTCTTGCCGGATCATAACTTTTTTCAATAATCTTGCCTTCCTGTTTAATTCCTATGTGGTATTCTAATCTCTCAGGTCCATTTAAACTACAAAAATGTCTTATAAAAAAAAATGGTTCACCTGGACCCACTAGGGAAATTTTAACTATTCCGTTATCGACTAGTTTTATCCCTTCACATCTTGGAGGCAATTTCTCGGTTATGATCCCGTTATCAGTTTGACATTGCCATTTAACCATTTTATTTATCATCCATATTTTTTACAGCTATATGCAAAATTAACTATGATTCATCAAAAGCATAATGCATGAGAGTGCGAGAACTATCAATTGTCCCAGTGCTTGCGCTACTATTTACATGGCATTGCACTACAACATAACAAGTTGTGTTACCAACCGTCGTTAAAGAACCGGTTAATGATAAACTTTGAGAATAAGATGGATAGGTAGAATGTAAAGTATGAATCGCTTTAGTGCTTTCAGTTATTACTGGGGTAGTATAACTTGAAGTAGTTCCTACTTTAAAAACCACTCCAGGATCAGGGGAAGAAATAGTCCCTGACCAAAATTTAAAATTGCTAAATAAATTTTGAGGAGCTACTGTAACCTTTAATCTGATATATCTCTCATAACTATAAGCTGTATTAGTTATTCCATATGGTTTACCTATTGGAGAAGATTCTGATACAGACCCAGAAGAATCCTCTACAGTTAAATGAATCGCCCCAAGAATATCAACCTCAGACCCAGGTGAAATTCCATAAGTAGCGTATGGTTTTACGCGACCAGACACCTAAAACTCCATAAATATCCGATTAACATCCGAAAAGTTCCATAATTATACGAAATATATAACCCGTACAATATTGTAAATATTATTTCTACCATTTTCCTCCAGAATATTGAGAAATAAATAAACTTACCCCTTTATCTAGGTCAGAAGTTGACTGCCAGCATTGATTACTGTAAACATCAATTACTAAATGATGCCTTAAATAATTATCACTATAAGAAAGTTCTATATAACTATTTTCTGGGTTTTGATTTCCCATAGTTAAAGTGTCCCTGCGAGCCACCCAAAAAGAAGAAACGTTTCCCACATTTGAGAAACGTCCACTAGAATTATATGTTGGAGAATTGTATTCTATTCCGTTACAAATAATTTTTACATGACGAACTTCAAGGTTTTTTGATAAAACATAATCTACTAGATTAAGCCAAGGCGATCTTTTAACATCCCCGACATTTTTTGCCTCATCTAAGGTTTCTCCATTGCTAAGTGAAACTATCCATTTAGCGTTCATTTTTTCCTTTCACCTTATCTTTCGATCAGGTAGGTTAACTTTAATTATTTATAAATCATTGGTGTTTATTAATATTATTTTTTACAATTATATTTTTTATTGTCTAATAATATGTACACTCAGCTTTGATCCTACCCGTGCTATGAAAACTTACAGCCGTTGGGACTAACAATAATGAAACCCACCATGAATGCCCAGTACTTGTTTTATTATGGGCTGTCACAGTTAATTTACTTGTGGGTGTAACATGCCTCCATCCACCTCCAGATGTAAAAGGCGCAACAGAAGCTAATTCCAACATTTTAACATGACAACTCTTACTTTGCTCGGTAACTGGATCCCCAGAACCAAAATGAACAGTCACAGGATTGCAAGCAACGGCTACATCATGATTAAAATGTAAAAGTATACCTTCATAGGGAGCAGGAGAAGAAGCGTTTGCACTAGGCATAAACGGATCAGTCAAAATCTGAGTCCCACTAGAAGCTGAATGTGCCCTCATCCAGCCAATTAGACCAGTTCCCGATCCAACATAACTATAATATTTACCTGTACTAATATTACATTGAGCATAAAATGCATAAGGAGAATCTTCTATAATAGAAGGGGCTGAAGTTTGATCACTAGCTATATGTAAAACTGTCGCTGAAGTATTAACTGTAATAGTTTGACCTATCTGAGACCTAATACCTGATCCAAAATTAAATGCTTGCGTTGATAAACAACTAGAATATCCAGCTGTCATTGCCGTATTTGCTGTAGTCTTAACGCCCATCTGCCAATGCGCCATTGTAACTCCTTATCCTATATAAACTTAACTTTTCAACTATCTACTAATTGGTCTAGTAAACAACTCTCTATTTCGTTCAGCATCAGTTTGATACTGTTGACTTTTTATCCATTCAGCTTTCAGATTAGCTTCTCTTAAATCAACATACTGTAAATATCCAGATGGTCTACTAGTCTCAACTAACACCTTACGAATTCTTCCAAAAATATAATAAGAATCTAGTTTATCAATTTCCTTTTCAAATTTCTTAATACTAAGACTCGTCAATTCTTTAATTTTATCATCTGCCATACAATTTGAAAACCCATTATGATCTGGGTAAGTTTTAGTAAAAATTAAACATCCTTCTTTAAAAGCTTGATATTCAAGCATTTCTTCAATTTCAACTTCATTAACATCAAATTCTTTATCGGCGTCTATAACCCTACCCTTACCTTGCTCGTCGTTAAAAACTATTTTACCAGTTGGAAGAATATTTTTTAACCTATAAACTTTACGTCTTTTTTCATCACGATCTTGGTCTCCGTCTACACTGGTAGATACAATCTTTCTTTGTATTTTTGCCATAACTTCCTTTCATGAAGGGTGCCAAAGCACCCAGAGTTTAAGTCGTCAAATAACGATATACAGCTTCAGGATAAAATACAGCCGCTCCAACTAGTACCCAAGCATGAATATGCCAATTCAAAGTACCAACTTCAATATCATCAACCGACTGCATTTCCTGCCACCAACCAAATCTACCAACATCCTGACCAATAACTAGAATGTCCTTAGACGATCCATAAGATCTTCCATCTGGTCCTTTATAATCCTTATACCCAACAAGAGGAAGACCTTTATAAACACCAAAAGTCCCACGTTTAATGATATCTTCTTTTACCGATTCAGGAAAAATATCAAGAGTAGTAGTGCTCTGATTAAACTCCATACACGCAGAAAGAATATTCCTACGTCCAACAATAACCCTAGCCCCGCCAGCCTGATCCTCAATTTGATTAATAGCGGTATTTAATGCTGTCTGACTAAAAGCGCCAGTAGCATAATTGCTAAGAGTTGAAGTACTAGGAACAGCAGCTATCATAGTGTCAAGAGCAATCTTATTGACTTGAGCTTGAATTGCCCTCTGTCCTTTAGATATTTGATCTGCAATCGTGCCATACCTCCCGCTTTGTAACTGTAAAAGAGGAAGCATAATATGGCAAGAAATCATTTCACTAGAGTATGTAAATTCCTTATTTCTAGGTTGTGTAATTGGAGCATAACTACCAGGTGTATGAATATATGCTTGGAGTTCTCCATCAAGTTCAAAATATGGTTGTTCATTTACACCATAAGTTTCCTTGGTATAAAGTAGAGATGTCAGATCAGTCTGTTCAACTCGATTCTGTAATGTCTTTACAACTTGAGTAGCAATAGATCTACGAGCTTCTTGATCCCCATGTATAATATCAGAAACACTAGAAGCAAGAGCCTTACGTAATTCTACTGGATCAAATTCTTCATCCTTATCAATTAAATCACTCATATAAATCCTCCAAAATATCTAAGTAAAACTACAGAATAGCACCATTAAATGTCATTTCACTACGATACGGATTAACATCCAGCCGTAAATATATACCCGTAGAGGTAGAACCAACCAACTCAAGAACTTTCACTTTAGATCCAAAATAAGCAGCAGCAGTTGTCCAAGCTACAATAGCGGTAGCAGCAAATCCAGTATATGTAAATGCAGATGTCCCAACCCATTTACCAACATACCCAGTTTTAGTGCCAATATATGCATTACGCCAAAATGCTGTGGCAATATACTGTGCGGCAGTGGCCAGATTATCGCCCAACCAATATTTTGACCATGTGGGTTGATGAACGCATCCTCCATTAACTTTAATTTCACATTCTCCAGTAAGAACAACAACTCTAGAACCCTTTACTAATTTATCGGTGGCATCAGCGGTATCGCTACCAGTCTGAATCATTGGATACTGATTTACTATTCCGGCAAATAACTTAGCCTGGGCGGAAGTTGCTGGGAGATTGACATACCAGTCGCTTCCAGATTTACCTGAAATATAAACTGGTGCCCCTCGATAAGCATCTGCGGTATTAATCTTATAACTGCCATTAAAATTTTCATCTTTTGCTTTAAGAATTTCCAACATAAATAAATTCCTCCAATTATCCTAAATTAACCTAACTTTGTGTGCTGTTTAATACCAGCCATAACCATATTTATAATTTTTGGTTTAGGGTCATCATCAATTACTTTTAGATCTATATTACCACTAGCTTTTACTAAATCTAATTTAGGGCCAGATACTTTCAATTCAGTTTTAATAGTAGACAACACCCCAAGTGTAATGTCAAAATCTTCATCGCTCATTTTCTTAATATGTTCAGTCTTCTTCTCGTCAAAAGATTTAGTATCAACATTTGCCCCAGTCAACTTTTCAAGACGAGAGTTTAACTTGATCTGTGCCTGAGCATCCTCAATATCCCTCTCATACTTTTGAGTTTTCTCAGTTAATTCATTGACCTTCTTGTCAAGTTGATCAATAGTATTCTTTGCCTCTGTAAACTTAGTTTCAATATCAGTTTTTTCCTTAGTTAAATTTTCATTAGCAATTGTTAATTCATTAATCTTAATTTCACTTTCTTTTAAAGATTTCTCAACAACTTTTACGGTATTAACTTGTTCCGCTATAATACCCTTAAACTCATCAATTGAAAGTTTTCCAATTTCACTCATATCTTCTCCTCCAAAATTATCAATATTAATCCCAAACTTAACAGTAGCAATTGCTATTTCATCAACTATTCTTAACTGTTCCTCCTTTTCCAAGGAATCTTTCTCTAAAAGAAACTTATTTATAGACTCTATTGTTTTTTCTTTTGTGTTAAAATTCATATCTTTTCCTCATAAATTTATAATAATCAAGCAAATCTGGCCCCAATAACTTAACTATCGCTTTATGTCTATTGCTAGCTGCCAAAGCTAGTCCAACCGCATCTCTATCTGCCGGATTTTTAACTACCCCGGCCCCCACAAACTTACTGCCCCTTAATATCCTATACGTATTTTTGGCTGTTGAAAAACGGTTTGAAAGATGTTCGCAATACTCATTGTCATAAACATACTTATTCCCACAGGTAGAACAAATTACATAATCAAAATAATCTTCCATAGAACAATAAAGAGACTTATGTTCCCACCTTTTCTGAACCTCTTTAGCTCTTGCCTTATTCAAAATTTTCCACAATACCCCAGAAATATAAATAAAAGACTTGCTTATATTAGCCCCTAATTCTTTAATACGCTCTGAGTTAGAAACATGAACAAACTCAGATTCACTAATTACCCCTATTACTTCGTCTGTATGTTCCCAGTCAAGTCTTTGTAGTTTAGCCGTTTGATAATCTTCTTTTAGCCCTTCCTCATCAAACCCGTCTTTATTGGAATTTGGGCCTTCAGTACAAAGTACAAACCCTAATTTAAAATCATCCTTTATCCCAGCCTGAGAAAAATTCTCTAGATTTGAACTTAAATCACTTTTAATCTCTATATGATTAGCGTTAACTCGCTTCTCAAAACAATCTATACAGACATATTCATCCTGGAATATTGGATGTTGAAATTTCTTATCTTGTAATATAGATTTACAATTAAAACAAACCATTATAGTCCTTTTCTTTCATAACTCTAATCTTAATAAACATGTTATCATAATATGGATCAATAACTTGGAAATCTCCCGCCTTATCAAAAATCTTCTGATAAGTTTGCCCCCCCATATATGAGGATGCCCCAGGAAGAAGATCTGGAGACTCCCACTTTTCCCCACTCACCTTATGAACATTCTGCCCAGAATTTTCAAATGTAATCCAATCCCCAACTACTAAAGTAATATCTGATGGAGAAAAAGAAAAATCCTTTATAGATATCCAAAATCCCATATTCTTTATATCTGCCATAATTCCTCCATAATAAGTACGGTAAACCCATAAAAAGCATTGGTTTGACTATCTTATTTTTTTATCAAGTTTATGCACAGCATCTATAATCTGATCCTTAAAAATTCTGTTTTCATCCCTAAGTCCTTTGAATTCTAGTTTTATTTCTTCCATTTGTTTATTCCTAATCTTTTGCAGTTCCAAATGAGCAATAATTGACTCATCATGCTTTAATATTGTTTCTCTAGTCTCATTAAATATTCTCTCATCACCTTCTTTTAGTGATGTAATAACTGAAGCATAAATTCTTGAATGCATATTATAACCAATCCCTATTATTGAAACTATCAAAACAATAATGGCAACAATAAATTGTGCCGTACTTAATGTTATAAACTCATTTCCAGAGTTATCTCTATGAACCATCCCACTCCTCAATTTCCCATAAATTTAATAATTTAAAAAACCTATCATAATATTCTATGTTATAAACTACACAATCAGAAATAGCTAAAGATGAATCCATTTCTTTAACTGTTTTCCCATGTTTTTTATAAAACCAAATACTTGCCATTTTTTTACAATCCTGTATTTCTTTTTTACTTATTTTTCCCCCATTCTTTTTTTTCTTTTTTTCTATACAAGAATCTCTAACTACTAAATAATCCTTCGGCATATTACACTCTACATTCACCAATCCCATTAATTAAGTTTTTATGAAAATCCCCAAGACCTTCCAAAACAAGTTCAATTCCTATTTTCTCTGGATATAGTCTTAGAATTTCTAAAAATTTATCTCTTTCCTTTTCTAGAACATTTCTACAACTAGTAGCTATACCATAATATCCCAGACTTTCATTAATTCTATAAGATAAATCTAAAATTCTTTGAGATTGTCCTATAATATAACTAGTTAATTTTTCTCTATTTTCCATTCTATTAGTATGGAGATAACTAGACATGCTAGAAAACACATCATCAAAAATATCATTTTCTGCCCCATTTAGAATTGATTGACTTGACGGCCCCGATGTTTTTGTTGGATCAAAAGTTTTTTCCTTTTCTTTCTTTTTAATATCGCTCTCTTTTGGCTTACCTTGGTCTGAAGAAGGATCATTTGAAAATGGAAGTTTAGGATGTATAAATAATTTATCCTCTCCATCTTTAAGAATTTGTTTCTTATTTACAATAATAATATCTGGGTCCCTACCACTTTCACTTAAAGCTGTCCTAGGATCAATTAACCCTCTATCATAAAAAGACAGAATAAGATTTTTCATTTCTACTTCACTGGTAAGATTCATTCTATCCCAAACTACTACTGGTTTTTTCTTAATAACAATGTTATTTTGATCTGCTATTTGTATAATAGTATCTTCAATCCAAACTGTAAGGCTTTTTCTCATAGATTGTAAAGTCTCAAGTAGAGCTATGAACGAATCCCATACATTACTAGTTGGAGGCCCTCCAATCAAAGGATCTACTGCTCCTAAAGCATACTTCAATTGGGCTACAGCCTGATCATATCTTTTATCAAATGAAAGTATTTTCCCATCTGGCCCAACCTGTAAAATATCAACATCATGCGCCCATACTAAATATTTATTTGGATCAACTCCATTTTGTTGCTTAAGTAGATCGGCAAATTTGTTACTGTTTTTAGAATTGGCTTGAAATGTATCACTGCCAATTCTAAAAACAGTAATTAAATTTATCATACCCTCTAAAGTGGCATCATCTAATCTTTGTAACTTAGTCATAATTGAAAGAGGTTTAAAAGTCCTAGTTAAATACGGAATACCCCAATCTTCATAATCCATTGCCTTGCGTTTAATATGAGTAACTAATTCTGCATCTAATGGAATATGGGCATTAAATCTAAAACCTATATCTTTAATAGATCTTTTATATTTTCTACGAATCATACTTGGTATATTTTTTGTATTTTTATCTTTCCTAGCGTCTTTGATCAAAAGTTTAGCTAAATCGTCATTTACCCTATAAAGTATAGGTTTTGGGCCAAATTGAGAAATGGTTTTATCTATAAAAATTCTTTCTGGGTTCAAAAGTGTAACCCTAGTAGGCCATACTTCATTATTTATTAATTGGTATGTTTTTAATGGGAACACATTACCAGAAACTAGAAATCCTAAACCCATTCGTTGCATTAAATGATAAATTCCTGGCTCCACCCCGGCCCCAGTGTTAACATTATCAAAAAATTCTTCTATTATCTTATCAAGTTTTTTATCGCCAGTTGGCTCAACTCTTAAATTTGTAGTAGCAAAATTATTCATTACATCAATTGTTGTTCCGCTAATTGGATCTAATTTATGAATTTTTGAACACGCTAACATAATATCATAAATAGACTCACTATTATAGTCTAGTTCTGAAAGCGTATTCAAAAATGAAAGTGGATCTTTAATAGTGGAGGGAATCCTATATGCAGTAACAACATGACCATCAACTTGAGAAAGAATATTTAAAGAAGTTTTATCTTCAACTATCTTCATATCTACCCCTAGTAATGGTCAAAAATATATTTAAACCCAATTTCCAACTGCTAAACTCTTTTTTTCTGAGTCTTCTATCATTTGATTAATTCCAATTTCATTAGCTGCTAAATTAGCTAAACCTAGGGCAGTTGCCCGATCTTTCTTTTGTTTAGAACTTGTTGTAAATTTTACATATGGACCAGCACTTTCAGCCCTAAGCATGACTAATTCTTGTTTTAAATGTATTATATTTTGGCATATTTTTTCTAATCCTATATCAGGATCTCTTCGCCTATCTATTGGCAATTTTAATTTATCATGTTGCATACTTGCTTTTAATGAATGATACATTAAAGAAATAAATGGTTGAGTAAAGTTTTTCATATATAAAATTTTAAGTCCATTTATATTTTGTAACTCCTTATCTTCTGCGTCTATAATTGGCGAATGTTTTTTATTAGTTCTTACGTCAATCCAGTTAGTCATTAATAAATCTTTGAGTGCTGCCCCACCACCAGATGCATCCATATAAACAGCACTTAAGTTAAAATCCTCAATATATATACGTAAAATTTCCGACATAAATTGGAACGACAAACCTGAATCTGCCCAGCAATTTACGACCCTAAAATAATTACCATCTATTTTAATAATACATACAGCAAAATTATCGCCTTTTGCCGACCTAGCGACATCAACCCCCATAACATATCTAACTCCTTGAACACCTTGGAGTTCAACTGGTGAACCTTCAAACACTATAGGTTCACCGCTAATCATTTTAATATATGTTTCTTGTAATGGACTAGGGGTACTTTGTTGTATTAATTGTGGGGTTATAAATCCATGACTTTCAGTTGGGAATTTGCAATAGTTTTCCATTAAAAATTCTTCTACTGTAGTATTTGGATCATCCTTCATTCTATTTACTAAATCCATATCTAGTTCAAATGGGGAATCTTTAGTCATTTTTAAATCATCAATATCAAATTCACACACTGCATATTTAGAGTTTTCTTCCATTTCATAGTATCTATAGGAAACATACGTAGAATAAAAATGTCCAAAGGTCCACCAAGCTGTAGAACAAAGTAACATTTTATTATCAATGCCTTTTTTCTTAATATTCATCATTGGTATTATAACTAATCTAACAACTTGATCATCCATTTGAGCATATTCATCAATTAAAACTACATTATAACGTCTCCCCCTAATCCGATTACCATCACCTATCGGCAAACTTTCAATTATAGACCCATTTTTAAACCTTAAAATAGACCTCATA